TGAGGCCTTGTGCCTGTCAGAGATTACGGCAGCATCAGACTACGTCCGTCAAACATTTAATGCCCCTATAAACTTAAACCGTTTACAGGATCAGATTGAGAAGCTGGTTGAGGCGAAGATTGACGACTATTACCACCAGCGGTTTCGGGATTGGTCGGTGGCTGATTTAATTCTGCTGTCACAGACCATTTCAAAGCAGCTTGTAAGCGAGAAGAAGGCCCAAAAGGGTGTCAAATGATTGTACACTGCGCCCATGACGAGATGGTGCCGGTCTCGCAGCTGAAAAAGCATCCCAAAAACCCAAACATCCACACACCTTCACAAATTGAGCGGATTGCTAAAATCCTTGAATATCAAGGCTTTAGGAATCCGATTAAGGTGTCAAAGCGTTCTGGCCTCATTACATCAGGCCATGGACGGTTAGAGGCTGCGAAGCGATTAGGGCTAAAAGAAGTTCCAGTTAGTTTCCAAGACTACACCGATGAGGCTCAGGAGTACGCCGACCTAGTAGCCGATAACTCTGTCGCCGCTTGGAGCACTCTCGATCTGACATCAGTCAACGTGGACCTCGTAGACCTAGGGCCTGATTTTGACATTGATCTACTTGGCATTGCAGATTTCACGATTGAACCGGCTGAGAAGTTTGAGCCAGAGGCAGACAAACCAGCGAAGGAAGCAAAGCCTCAAGTTGTTCAGTGTCCAAACTGTGGCGAGGCGTTTGACGCTAAGACCGCAAAGCCAGGGGAGTCATTTTAATGGCGAAGCCTTTGCCAATCGACCCTAAGCTAGTCCAAGACCTTGCCGCGATTGGGTGTAAGACCACTGAGATCGCAACCATCGTAGGGTGTTCAGTTGACACTTTAGATCGGAGATTTGCGGAGGAAATGGATAAAGGGAGAAACAATCTCCGCGCCTCACTCCGTCGCTGGCAGCTTGAGTCAGCAAAGAAAGGCAATGTCGCGATGCTGATTTGGTTGGGTAAGCAAATCCTTCAGCAGACTGATAAAATTGAACAAGTTACTCAACTAGAAGTCAAACAGCCGACACCTCAAGAAATTGAAAAGATTTTGGCGGCTGACCCGTTTCAAGCGAAAGAGAAGAAACAATAACCGGGATGAGTCATCACCCTGAGATCATTCGAATTGCAACCGGCTTGAAGGCTCTACATGAAAGGTGGACGCCTCATGACGCTCAAATTGAGATCGGTCGTGCACTGCTTGGCGAGCGAAAGAAGGAAGTCTTTGCTCAGTGTGGGCGAAATCTGGGCAAGTCGGAGCTGACCGGCTATCTCATGTGGCGGTGGGCGTGGACGTTTCCAGGCAGCGAGAACTATTACTTTAGCCCATACATGAAGCAGTCCCGTGAGATTATGTGGGCATCTCGCCGTATTCAGGAGTTCGGACCGAAAGACTGGATTGAAAAGGTCAACGAGCAGGAGATGAGGATCACGTTTAAAAACGGATCATTCATTAAGCTCGACGGCTCAGATAACGTGGAAGCGTATCGGGGTGTGAAGCCAAAGGGGTTGACCGTTTATGATGAGTTTAAAGACTTCCGGCCGGAGTTTCACGATGCCTATGACCCGAACCGAGCCGCTCACGATACGCCTTTATTCATCATCGGGACACCGCCTGAGTTTGAGGGCCAGTTCACAGAGGTCGCGGCATCGTGGGCGAAAGACGCAAACAAAGCGTTCTTTAAGTTTCCGACCCACTCCAATCCTCATATTGGCCGAGACTGGCTCGAAAAGAAGAAAGCTGAACTTTACGAGCGCGGCGAGGGCGATAAGTGGGAACGTGAGTACATGGCCGAATTCGTCCGTGGTGGCTCAAAGCGCATTTTCCCGATGCTTAAAGACACGTTCATAAAGCCTCACGGCGAGATCATGACCTCGATCATGAGGGACAGGCGCAAGCTTGAGTGGTTTTGCTGGGCTGACCCTGCTGGTGCGTCCTGCTTTGCTGTGATCTTTGTGGCTATCAATCCGTTCACCCGTCAGGTGTATGTGCTCGATGAAATTTATGAGACCCGCCAAGAGGAAATGACAGTCGATAAGATCGGCGCGCGGATTATCTCAATGACCCGTCAACTTTATGACGGCGAATGGCGCTTTGGTTACGACGAAGCGGAAGCTTGGTTTCGTAATGAGATGCTAGAACGCTTTGGCCTGTCGTTTGAGCCAACTCAGAAAGCTAAGAACGATAAGACTACAGGCTTGTCGCTGATTAAAGACATCATGCTAAACGGCAAGCTTACGCTTTCAAGCCGTGCACAAAAGTTGTTTTGGGAAATGGATAACTACCGCAAAGATGACGAAGGCCGCATCATCAAGAAGAACGATCACCTCATTGACTCTATGCGGTATACACTCGGGGCTGCATATTATTCACTTAACGAAACACTTGAACGCATAAAAGAAGCTGATCCACTATGGCGTGGAGCACGAATCGAAGACGACTTCCCTGGGTTTACAGAGACAGGGGAAAAAGTAGACGACTGGGAGAGAGATACATGGTGATGATTACAGGTGCAGTGATCGCGATTGGGATTGTTCAAATCCTTTGTGTGCTAGGTCTATTCTGGGGACTTGTGGAGTTGAGGGCTATGCAAAAGTCGACTCACTCGGTACAGTTTGTACCAGCGGATCAAAGCTTTCAGCGCATGACAGACGAAGTGAAAGAAGCTTTGGGCAAAGACCTTTTTGACAACGTGGGATAAATAAATGGACGCAACACCGTACACCTTCGACGATCTAAACGAGCAGCAGTACGTTAAGCCCACCCGCCCTATCTACGAGTTTGATCTCGATGATGAGGCTAATGACGAAGAGGTCTTAAAGTGGCTCATTGGTGAGCGGGACTTTCTGCTTGATGACGCTCGGGATAGACTCAGGACCATGCGCCGTAACTTGGCGCTATATAAAGGCGTTCAATATCAAGACCTTGAAACGCGTATTGACGCTAGAGACCGTGCAGCGGACCGCGCACAGTTCATGCGTAAGATCGTAGCCAACCACCTTTTCGATCTGACCAAAAACAGAGCTAGCCGTTTGGTCAAGTTTCGTCCCGCTGTGGCTATTCTGCCCACCAATGACGAGCTGGAAGACAAACTGGCCGCCAAGTCCTGCAAGATGATCCTAGATCATATCTGGTATGAGCAAGACTTTGAAGGTGTCATGCAGACTCAGCTTGCGACCTACGCTCAGATCATGGGCGAGGTGTACCTGTTTGTTCTTTGGGATGAAGCAAAAGGTGACCTGTCTCCTGCATATGTAGAGGCAAAGAAGCGGTCAAAAGAAGGCCGCATCCCTATGCTCGATGAGAACGGTCAGCAGGTTCAAGACCCTCAAGGCAACCCGATCTTTATCGATAAGCCTGTTCGAATTGGCGACGTCGAATACCGCATCGTGATGGCGACCGACGTACTTCTGCAAAAGAAGCGTAGGTTTGAAGACGTCGACTACTGCTTCACAATGGAGCCTATCTCGGTTGATGCTCTTCGAGCACGCTATCCTGAGAAAGCGGCAAAGATTAAAAACCAAGACGTTCAAATCTACGATTACGAGCGCATGGAGCTAGTCAGCACCAAGCGCGAGACTATGCTTTTCACGTTCTGGCATAAGCGCTCAGAGCAGATGGATAAGGGCAGAAAGATCGTTTTCACTAACGACACGATCTTGGAAAGCACCGAGTACCCATTCAGCCACGACGGGCTGCCATGCGTTCGCTTTACCGATCAAGACCTTCCAGGTGAGCTGCACGGCCAGTCGTTCTATGAGCAGATCAAAGGCCTGACCGGTACCTACAACAACATCACCAACATGCTTATCCGAAACATCGTGATGGTTTCTCATCCTAAGTGGATGGTGCCAGCGGGTTCGGTTGCGCTTGATCGGTTGGGCAATGACATCACCATCACGCAGTACAAGGGGCCAACACCTCCTGTACTTGCTACCGCTCAAAGCGTGCCTGCTGACGTGTTCTCGTTCCGCGATAAGCTAAAAGAAGAGTTCCAGCAAATCAGCGGCGTGTTTGGAGTTAGCCGTGGTGAGCCGCCTCCCGGCATTAAAGCAGGGGTTGCGCTTCAGTTCCTCTCTGAGCAGGAGTCCGAACGCTACAATGAGCTGGTTCTCAAGTGGAATGAGATGATTCGTCAGATTGCCGAGATGACCATTGCCGTTGCTGGTGACTACTACGACCAAAGCGACGAGCGCATGGTTCGGATCATGGGCAAGAATAACGAATACATGACTGAATTCGTTAAGGTTTCAGCTCTCGAAAAGGACTACGACATCAGGGTCCAGAACAGCTCGGCGCTG